AAGTGAATAGTGAAGTATTAGTTTATTATAAATTTAATCAAGAGGATATGATGCCTATTGATATGCCCGAAAATATGGGTATTGGAATTAAAGTAGAAGGAAAAGTGAATGTTTCTAAAAGAAATGACTATGAAATTGAATTAGCATGTCCAGAAGGTCTAAAAGTCTCTGAAAGAAGAAAAGAATATGCTTGGATCAATGATTTCCCACAATTAATGGAATCACTTGATGCTTACACTGGTAATGGCACATTTAACTATAGTCAGACTATAGACAATTCATTTAATTTAAGTATTAAACTAGCTGAAGCCATTGGAATATCTATAGGAAAACTAAAAAAGCATACCTTAAAGATTGAGTTTAACTAAGTTTCTAATGGAGGGGCGGTCAATATCTCTACAACTTTTCCAACAGGAGACCGCGCCCCCCTTTCGTGTGAAAAAACGCAGAATTAACAAGGGGGGATACCTAAAAAGGGTTTACCACCTAAAAATACTAAATGAAATATCGAAACCATAACGGATTTAGTCAATCTAAATCAAAAAGGTTTCGCTATATTATTACCATTTATGCTGTAAAACAACTGCTAATTGCAGAGTTTTACGGCATTTTTTATGCAATTAATTAACGAAAGGATGAGTAGCAATGACAGGATTCCAAGCCAAACAAATACAAGAATTTCGAGTGAGAGGCGTTGGGTATCGTGCCATTGCTTCCATTATAGGACTCTCAAGAGATATTGTAAGAAATTACTGCAAGTCGCATGAACTAGATGGGTTAGCCACAGATGTCAGTATAAACATCAAAGAAAAGATGGAAAATGGAGAGGTTTGCTTAAGTTGTGCTAAGGATATAAAACAACCCACGACAGGTAGGAAACGGAAGTTCTGCTCAGATATTTGCAGGCGTGAGTGGTGGCTTCAGAACTCAGACCATATCAAACGAAAAGAAACAGCCTATTACGAACTGACCTGTTCTTATTGTGGACAGGTTTACAAAGTCTATGGTAACAAAAATAGAAAATACTGTAGTCACAACTGCTATGTACACGATAGATTTTGGAGAAAAGAAGAAGGAAGAACGCCCTATACCGGGCCTTCCATGATTGAGGAGGCGTAATATGAGTGAAATGAAATGGCAATCCATACCGGTAGAGGACCTAAAACCGGCAGATTATAATCCCAGGAAAAAGCTAAAAGCTGGGGATAAGGAGTATGAGAAAATTAAAAACTCAATCCTAGAGTTTGGCTATGTGGAACCGATCATCGTCAACTATGATATGACAGTAATTGGTGGGCATCAAAGATTGACAGTTCTTAAGGATCTAGGTTACAAGAAAGTACAGTGTGTTGTTTTGGAAATTCAGGATGATATAAAGATCAAAGCATTAAATATTGCACTAAATAAAATCTCAGGTGAATGGAATGAGCAGCTTCTTGCTGACTTGCTAATAGATTTACAGACGGCAGAGTTTAATACTGATTTTACCGGTTTTGAAGCTCCAGAGATTGAACAACTTTTTTCAAAGATTCATAACAAGGAAATCAAAGAAGATGATTTTGATTTAGATGAAGCTTTAAAGAAGCCAACAATGTCTCAAAAAGGAGACATATGGTTAATCGGAAAGCATAGAGTTGTTTGCGGAGATTCAACGTTGCCAGAAACCTATAATACATTAATGGATGGGAATAAGGCGAATGTTGTTGTGACAGATCCTCCATATAATGTAAACGTTGAAGAAGCAGCAGGAAAGATAAAAAATGATAATATGTCAGATGCCGACTTTTATAAATTCCTTTTTGCAGCCTTTGTAAATATGGAACAAAATATGGAGAAGGATGCTTCCATTTACGTATTTCATGCAGATACCCAAGGATTGAGCTTTAGAAAAGCGTTTATGGATGCCGGATTTCATTTATCAGGCTGTTGCATTTGGAAGAAGAATAAACTAGTACTAGGTTATGCACCCTATCAATGGCAACACGAACCATGTCTATATGGATGGAAAAAGAGCGGAAAGCACCAATGGTATACAGATCGAAAACAGACCACGATTTGGGAATATGATCGTCCAAGTTCATCTAAAGAGCATCCGACGATGAAACCGGTCACCTTAATGGCGTATCCAATTCAAAATTCATCTATGAGTAACTGCATTGTCTTAGATCCATTTCTTGGCAGCGGCTCCACCCTAATGGCCTGTGAACAGACCGGACGTATTTGCTATGGGATTGAGCTTGATGAGAAATTTACAGATGTTATTGTAAATCGTTTTGTCGAATCAATAGGTGAATCGTCAAAAGTGTTTTTGTTGAGAGGTGGGACAAAAATTCCATTTGATCAAGTGAAAAAGGAAGTTGGAAATAAATAGAGCTATTAATGATTAAGGCATGGTGAATTCCGTGTCTTTTTATAATGGAAGGAGCTCAGTTATGTCTTGTGATAAACAGTTGACCTTCATTGATTTTTTTGCCGGTATTGGTGGATTTAGAAACGGACTAGAACTGGCGGGCATGAAATGTGTGGGTTATTGTGAAAAAGATAAGTTTGCAGTGCATTCATACAGAGCGATGTATGACACAGAAGGAGAGTGGTATAGAGATGACATTACAAAAATCAGATCAGATGAAATTCCTAAAGCAGATATATGGACAGCGGGAAGCCCTTGTCAAAACCTCTCTCTTGCAGGGAGAAGAGCCGGACTTCACGGTGACAGAAGTGGACTCTTTTTTAACCTCATTGACCTCCTCAAAAGCCAAAAAGAAGAAGATAAACCCGAATGGATTATCCTGGAAAATGTTAAAGGACTTCTTTCGAGCAATGCCGGATGGGATTTTCTTGAGTATCTCTGTGAACTGGCCGAAGCTGGGTATGATATCGAGTGGCAAGTTTTTAATTCCAAAGACTATGGCGTTCCCCAAAATAGAGAACGGGTGTATACTATCGGACATCTTAGAGAAAGAGGTAAACGAGAAGTATTACCTATCCGCTCAGAAATCGGTGGAAATCTTAAGCAAATTATAGCGGGATCTCAAGGATACAGAGTATATGACCCATCCGGAATATCAGTTACGCTTGCAAGTGAAGCAGGCGGACTTGGAGCAAAAACCGGATTGTATCTAATAGACCAATCAACAAGTGCACCTAAAATTACTGAACAAGCAAGATGTATTACCGCTAGATATACAGCAGGAGAAACAAAGCGAACGGCCATGAACAGTGCAGTACTTGAGGTTGAAGATGAAGCATCAGATGAAAAGGGTAACCCCAACTGTGGTATAAAGCTGAGAAACGCTACAAAAAAAGGGTATCAAACCGCTTATCCTGGAGATTCAGTTGATCTTGCATACCCGTATTCAGAGACAAGAAGAGCACGAGTGGGGCAAGGATATACGCATGCATTATCTTGTTCAGGTGCGGTGGGCGTTGTCGTATGGCATGGAAAGTTAGTACGAATTAGAAGACTGACGCCAAGAGAATGCTTTCGGTTACAGGGATTTTCAGATGAATTATTCGACCGAGCTACCAAAGTCAACTCGGATGCACAGTTATATAAGCAAGCAGGTAATGGTGTGACAGTTAATGTGGTTTACGTCATCGGTTTGGCGATACTAGAAAAGACTAAAAATAGTTAGTTTGAACACTTGACTTATATCTCTTTTAGAGTGATGTATGTAGTACCAAAAATAAAGGAGGTATACGTTTGTGCATATTAAAACGATAGGTAAAGATCGAAAAGAAATGGTAAAAAGTATCGGTGAATTTTTAGGACAAAAACCTGTGTATGTAGGGCCACCCAGTTTTTCATATGAGGTGGCAGGCTTCATCATTGAACGAGATGGAACGGTGGTAAGCGAATCGGAAGAAGAAGGTGAAAAGATGAAAGCCTACTTAGTAGAACTTGGGTTTGCAGAACAAAGCCAGGAAGTTGAAAGTCTGGAAGTTAGCATGCCAATGGATGGTATGGATGGGCTAGCACTTTTTAACATCATCTCCATGATTAAAAGCAAACAATATCTACTTAACAAAGTGTTAAGAAAAGAACATTTTTCAATAAGTGACGCCTTTATTGAAACACTACAAATAAACCTACCAGAAAGTAAAGAAGCTTTCCTTAAAATGTACAATGAAAACATTGAAGCCATTTTGGGACTAAGCTTTGAAGACGATAAAATAACCTTTACTTATCCAGCTTCAGAGAATCTAGAAAAAAATCGAGCCTATGTTGAGCTGACTGCCAAGATGGTGGATCATGCAAAAGAGGCAAAAAGAATAAGTCCAAAAGCTATTGAACCTGAAAATGAAAAATATTACCTTCGTATTTGGCTTGTTAGACTTGGCCTTGGCGGTAAGGATGCAAAGGCATCAAGAAAAGCCCTACTGGAAGGGTTAACGGGACACACCGCCTTTCGTACACCAGCAGATGAAAAGAAGCATAAAGCCAGACGGCTTGAAATTAAACAAGGTGGCGACCATGAGTTAAACAAAACCATTGAGTAGAGGCTTTCGTATAGAAAGAGTTATGATTATCATCGCGATGTAGCAACTGAGGAGGTAGAACATGTTTATTAAAAAAGAAATTATTGAAAGCTTGAGGCAAGAGTATCCAAAAGGATGTAGAGTGGTATTGTTACGAATGGAGGATAGTCAAGCACCGCCTGTTGGAACACAGGGGACGGTCATAGGTGTAGATGATATCGGTAGCATTATGGTTTCATGGGATAATGGTAGTAGTTTAAATGTTGTTTATAAAGAGGATAGCTGCAAAAAGATTGAAGATTAACAGTACAGAATTTCAAGATGGAAAAAGACTTCTTAGGAGGTCTTTTTTCTTGCTAATGGCCAACGTGAGGAGGTGGGACTATGGCACAAAGAGGAAGAAAACCTAAACCAACAGCTTTGAAAGAACTGGAAGGAAATCCAGGAAAAAGACCGTTAAACCAACTTGAACCTAAACCGCCAAAAAGAGCCCCACGATGTCCTGCATGGTTGGAACAGGAAGCCAAGAAAGAATGGAAACGCATGGGAAAGTTGCTGGAACAAACAGAAATGGATATGGCTGCATTTGCAGGTTACTGTCAGGCCTATGCCAGATGGAAAGAAGCAGAGGAGTTCATTACTCAACATGGAACCATGATCAGAACACCAAACGGTTACTTACAACAGGTGCCACAGGTTTCCATTGCACAAACCAATCTAAAAATCATGCTCAAATTCTGTGAGCAATTTGGTTTAACACCATCAGCAAGAAGTAGAATTGCTACAGGCGATGGTGCTATTGATCCGGCAGATGAGATGGAGAAGATTCTTGGGGGTGGTGCGTAATGCTTTATAAATACACACCATCACCCTTTATGTTGGAAACTTCTCATTATGATAAAGCCAAAGCAGATAGAGCAGTTGCCTTTATAGAAAACCTTAGACACACTAAAGGTAAATGGGCAGGTAAGAAGTTCCTCTTGTTGCCTTGGCAGGAACAGATTATTCGAGACCTTTTTGGTATCGTTGGGGAAAATGGAAAAAGACAGTTCTTAACAGCTTATGTAGAGATACCAAAAAAACAAGGGAAGTCTGAACTGGCGGCGGCCATCGCCCTCTATCTACTTTATGCAGATAAGGAGCCGTGTGCGGAGG